CTGGGCACATGCAACCTGCTCAGGTTCCAGCCCTCTAACAAATGCATTAACATCATGCAACCATGCCAGTCACCCCCCTTACTACAGTCAGGTTAAGATACTAACCAGGTTGTATCTGTCTGATAACAGTTCAAGTTGTTTGAAACTTAGGAAGGGGGGGTAGGGGGGGTACCCCAACCATGCTCAAACCCTGTACACTATAAATACAGATATAATAACCCTACTAACCAAATGGTTACCCGGCCAACTGTACATAGTACAGCATCCCAGTACACGTACACGTACAGTACGTACCCCAGTTACCCAACTAACCATCCCAGTTGTTCCCGTGTACATGTACAGTACAGTGCGCGTGCGCGAGGCTGCCCCGGGCGCAAACCACCCCCCGGCCCATTACCCCTGCCATATCCATGCCCCGGGGGTCGCTCATGAATTCCTTTGGCAGAGAATCCTGGCCGAGTTACCATATACCCCAATCCAGTGCCCGACAGTGGGTATATATACCACACCAAGATCCAGTGGCCTACAAGGACTCGTATGTGCCATACCCGAATCCACTGCATGGCGTCCAGTGGGGTTTTCCTTGACAGGGGCTCAGCCGTGGGTTATGCTGTGGGCCATACCCTTGGCATGGCATGTGTCTTGCGAGTCATGATGTGGCCTGGGGTTTTCTTGACCTGTCTACCCCAGCCCCCCTTTCTGTCCCGACTTGGTGGCTGTCCGGTCCCCGGATGGTCGCCTTGTTGTTTATTTGCATATTTCCCCTTGACAGACATCTTCCCCATGTGATTGGGTCCAAGTATAGGGCCGGAAAAGGCCCACGATATGAGGTCCAATCATGCCTACAGTCCATGAGAGTAACTTCGACGATAAGGTCCGCCCGCATTATACTGAGATCACCCACTGGATCCGCATGGGTACCACTGAGCGGCAGGTGGCCGTGACTCTTGGTGTCAGCCTGACCAGCTGGAATTCCTACAAGCGCAATTATCCTGAGCTGGCCTTGGTCGTGTCCGATGCGCGCAAGCAGATGAGCTGCCGGGTCGAGAAGGCGCTGTTCCAACGCGCCGTGGGATACGACTACACCGAGCTCCGCACGGTCACGGACAATGAGGGCAAGGAAGTTCTGACCACCACGACCAAGCATGTGCCCCCTGACGTGCTGGCCGCGATCTTCTGGCTCAAGAACCGGGAGACGATCCACTGGAAGGACCGCAGGGAGGCCTCGCAGGACAACAATGCGCCGTCCACTCTTGCCGATGTGGTCCGGTCACGCCGGGATAGGTTGCTGGAGAATAATAATTGAGTCACGTAGCCACACAGCATACCCGCAGACGCCAGATGCAGACCATCAAGATGGCCCAGGACCTGGGATTTATCTCATCCGAGGCCGTGGGTGATAGCGACATAGATGCTGCCTACACGTCATGGCAGACCGATTGGTGCCTGTTCGCCAAGGAGGCCCTCGGCATCAACCTGGATCCTGAGCAGCAGGCTATCCTCTCCTCTGTCCAGTTCAACCGGCGCACCACTGTCCGCTCGGGCCATGCCCGGGGCAAGGATTATGTGGCAGCCGTGGCCTCGGTCTGCTTTCTATACCTGAACTCCCCATGCAAAGTAGTCAATACGGCACCCACTGGCCGCCAGGTCAACTCGATTATGATGGCTGAGATCCGCGGGCTGCTCCGTCATTCCCGCGTCCCTATGGGAGGTGAGGTTCTCCAGAACAAGATCCGCTTTGATGACCCGAACTGGTTCATGGAGGGATTCAAGGCTGCCGACAAGAACCAAGAGGCATGGACAGGATACCACTCCCCACATCTGCTGGTCGTCGTGTCCGAGGCTTCCGGCATTGATGATGAGACTTTCAGCGCGATTGAGGGACTGCTCACCGGCGATTCGCGCCTGCTGATTGTTGGAAACCCGATGCACAACTCAGGTGAGTTCTACCAATCCTTCCGATCCCCCCTTTATAACAAATACATCCTGGATTGCCTGTCCGCGCCCAATGTCAGGGCCAACCAGATCCTTATCCCCGGCCAGGTCGATTACCAGTGGGTGGACGATCATGTCCACAAGCAGGGCTGGACCGTTAGGATCTCCGAAGCTGAGATATCCGAGGCCGAGGGCGACTTCTTCTGGGAGGGCGACTGGTACCGGCCCACCGACCTGTTCCGCTCCCGTGTGCGCGGCATGTTCCCACAGGTGGACAGTGACAAGCTGATCCCTATCGGCTGGGTGGAGCTCGCCATGGACCGCTGGGCCAAGTGGAAGGTTGGTGGGGCCCTGATCACCGGGAGTCTCAGGCTGGGCGTGGACGTTGCCGGGATGGGTGCCGACTGCACATGTTTTGCATCCCGCCATGGTGATGTGGTCCTCCCCTTCGAGGCATTCAGCAAATCCGATCACATGGTCACGGCTGGCATGGTGAAGAACAGGCTCGCCCAGGGTGGCCGCGCCTTCGTGGACACCATCGGTGAGGGTGCCGGTGTGTTCTCCCGGCTGCGCGAGGAGAAGGCCGCGGCCATCAGCGTCAAGTTCAGCGAGCAGGCCCGTAATCCCCGCGGCATATCCCTGCACGACAAGACGGGCGAGCGGTGCTTCGTCAACATGCGGGCCTACTGCTACTGGTCCATGCGTGATGCCCTGGATCCACAGCTGGGTGGCACCCTGATGCTCCCACCCGATGACGAGCTGGTCCAGGAGCTGACTGAAATAGGCTACACTGTTCGTGGCAATGGTGAATTCATCATGGAGCCAAAAGACGATATCAAGCTGCGCCTTGGCCGGTCCCCTGACCGTGCTGACGCCCTAGCCCAAACCTACTACCCAGGTGGCCGCTCAGGCATGGTCACGGCTGCATCCAAATATGAGTGGAGGGGTTGACATGGCCTCAATTGGTTCAATATTTGACATGAAGACATGGGGTAGTGGCCGGTTGGGCAGCCGGGTGCGCTCCATGACCAAGACCGCGAGCATGCTGCGCCGCGAGGTAAGTGGTTTGAGGAAGGTTGTCGATGAGAAGGAGGGCAAGATCCAGCATCTGACTCTTGACCGGGCTGATGTGGCCCAAACCACCGGCTCAACCACATACACGGGCAATCCATACCAAAGCTACGCGGCCCAGGTCGCGGAGCTGGATCGCAAGTTTATGGGCTTGGCCACCTGGGGCAATCAAGTCACTCAGAACGTTGTTGCGCTCCGGTCCTCCTTCACCGTGGGTTCCGGCGTCCGTGCTGTGCCCGCTATCGGGGGGGCTGAACGGGAGCTTGATTTCATCAATGCGTTCATGAGGCACAATAATATAGCTACTGGCATCGCCATGGATTGGGTGCGTGAGGCCGAGCTTGAAGGAAAGTTTCTCGTGGCGATCGTACCAGTTGCCGACAGCCCGGATAGCCTTGATGGCAAGATGGGCGACGGCACCATCCCGGGGATCATCGAGGCCCGCTATATATCGTGGAATACCCACACATATAAGGTCACTACGCTCCCCATGGACTATTCCCGCTACACTGGCGTGGACTATAAGGTGGCCAAGACTGGCAAGGAGGTCCACCTAAACCCCGACGAGTTTGTCTACAGCAAGTTTGGGGGCCGCACTGACAGCGTGAACGAGACCCCGCCCCGGCTTGGCCCAGTCCTGCGCCAACTGGAGGACCTGGACAAGGCCCTCTACGATTGGCGCTTGATCAACAACCTATATGCATCACCCACCCCATGGGTTGATGCCGATGATGATGCTGCGGCTCGCAGTATATACGATGGGATCAAGCAGATGAATTGGAAGGTTGGCAGGCTGTTGGTTACATCCGGTGCCCGGTTTGCTATGGTTGAGGCTGCCAGTGGGCGCGGCATAGACTCGCTGGAGAAAGAGATCATCACCAATGCCAAGTTCATCTCCGGTGCGTCCGGCGTCCCAGTCCACTTCCTCGGCCTGCCCGATCTCCTGTCCAACCGTGCCACTGCCGACAACCTGGTCGAGCTCGTGGTCGGCTCTACGGCCCGGGAGCGCCAGATATGGATTGGTTTCTACACAGAGCTGTTCCGCAAGGTTCTGCGCATGGCCAATACTATATACCATGCGGGCTTCAACGAAAGAGCCGTTGGTGCCGACATCCCGTTCGTCTCCGGGTCCAAACTGAAGGAACTCGCTGAGGTCTGGCTGCCCCTTTACATGGCTAATGCTCTGGACTTGGGCACCTTCCTGTCCAAGGTCCCTGAGATCGATGCAGCTGCTGTCGAGAAGAAGCTGGCCGAGAAGGCAGAGCAGGATGCCCTGAACCTTGCCGCCAGCATCCGAATCCCCGGTCAGGAGGATGATAGCGATGACCGCAATCCAAGACCTTAACATCCGTGGAGTGCGTGGCTTCCGTCTGGGTGGCGAGGGCAGGTTCCACCCCTACGCAGACGGCAATGTCCACTCCCGTGAGGCTTCTCGCCAGGCATGCATGCGGGAGGCCCGCTCCGCTGATGTGGAGCTGGTCCAGCATTTCCGGGCGAGGATACGACACATGGCTGATGCCGAGATCCTGAGTATGGTGGGCCAAGACACACTGGATAAGCTAAAAGAGCGTGACCCGCACCCTATGATCAGGGTCTATGGCATCGGCCATGAGGGGGAGGCTGTCGGGAACGTGGTCGGGATCGGCCAGAAGGTCGTCCAGTATATCAAGGCCGCGATCTCCAAGCTCCACGACAAGCTGATCATGGGCACGGCGATATTCAACCGCCATGCAGCGGACGAGGGACATGATGATCGTGTCCAGATCGGTGAGGTTGTCGGCAAGGGCATCAAGACCATAGATGGCCGCGACAATGCCATGGCTGCAGTATATATCAAGCCTGAATTCCGCGATGATTCCCTGGATGTTGCCAGCATTGAGGCCAATGTTGCCTATTCTGTGACTGGCCATGGATCAGCCGAGGTGAGAGATGTCACGCAAGTTACGGGGATAGCCCTGTCCAACCATGAGGTGGATGTGCCGGGCTTCCCTGGGGCGACTTTGCTGGGGGTTATACATGCCTTCGCAAGAAATGACTCGAAAGAGGGGAATGGTACCATGACACTGGAAGAGCTGAAAACAGCTATCCGTGAGGGGAGTTACAAGCCCGGCGACCTGTTCGATGGGGCGGTATTGGTGGCTGATCCAGCCGTCAAGACTCATGTTGAATCGGAGCGCCAGACTGAGTACGAACACGCCAAGCGTGTCGAGAAGAGGCTTGGTGAGGAGAGGGAGGCCCGGCTGGCTGACCAGAAGGCGCACGAGGTGGAACTGACCACGGCGCGTCAAGAGACGGTCAAGCTGAGCAAAGGGTCTACTCTTGCTGCCCTGTCCACTGAGCGAAAACTGGATGATAATCAGAAGAAGTTCGTAGGGATTCACCTGGCCGAATTCAAGACGGAAGCTCCTGACGACGCCGGGGTCCGCAAGGACATGAACTCGTGGATCGATGGGCAACTGGATTCATACCGCAGCATCGCTGAGATTTTCGGTGTGAAGCCGGATGATAAGCCACCAAGTAATGCGCAGACTCCTGCCTCCGATGGCGGTGGGTCTTCCAGCGCCCCAACGGATCTGACAGATCCTGCAAATAATCCATTGATACCCAAATAAGGAGGTAATCGAACAATGGCTCTTAGCTACCCAAAACTGCGCTGCCCTCTTGAGCAGTGCTCATCCCTTAAATTTACGGCGGCTGCTGACTACGTTGCTGGCGAGATGGCGCTCGTTGGCGCATGCGTTGGTATCGTTGTGGAGGCCACGGATAATGGTGATGAGGCTGTCCTGGTCTACCGGGCACCAAAGGTCTTGGTCCCGTGCCCAGCAGCCGCTTCTGGCGACTATGACGTGGGCGAAAAGGTCTACTTCGACGTGACGGACAAGGAGGTCAATCAGGCCAGTGCTTCCAACTACTTCTGTGGAATCATCTTGGAGGAACCTGATGCTGGTGATGAGGAAGTCCTGATCGACCTTGATGGCCTAGGCGTCACTGTGTCCTAACCCCCGGTGGATTTGACTCCCCGGCTTTAATGTTATCCATTGGAGGTGCATACTATGAGAGGAAAAATCGTCCAAGACTGGAGCGGGGTCGATATGAAAGACCCAAAATCGCGTGCTCTTGTCTATGGTGCGCTCAATCACTATCTCCAGGTTCCACAGACGAACCTGGAGGTTAAGGCTGCGATGCAGCACTTTGCAACGACTGGGGACTTCCCCACAACTGTGTTGCAGGTGCTGGAGAAGTTCGGTCTGGAAAGTGTTTATGATGAGGGATGGCGGGATGTCTTTGATGTCCGTGATTTCACGGCGTCTAACCGCAATGGCTTCGACATCCTGGATGTGGAGCACGGCCTGTCCTTCAAGAAGGTCAAGATTGGCGAGA